GCAGTGACTGGCAACATAAGTGGTGGCAACATCCTGGGTGGTGCCAATGTCAACGCCACCACTCACACAGGTACCACTGTGAGTGTGAGTGGCAACGTTACTGCAGGCAACTTGAGCGGCACCAGCATTGTGGGCACATTGACCACAGCAGCACAAACCAATATCACTTCAGTTGGCACGCTGACCAGTTTGGCAGTGACCGGCAACATAAGTGGTGGCAACATCCTGGGTGGTGCCAATGTCAACGCCACCACTCACACAGGTACCACTGTTAGTGTGTCAGGTAACATCACAGCAGGCAACTTGAGCGGCACCAGCATTGTGGGCACTCTGACCACAGCAGCACAAACCAACATCACCTCAGTTGGTACGTTAGGTAGTTTGGCTGTTACAGGTAATATCACTAGTGGCAATCTAAGTGGCACCAGCATTGTGGGCACATTGACCACAGCAGCACAAACCAATATTACCAGTGTGGGCACACTGACCAGTTTGGTAGTCACCGGCAATATAAGTGGTGGTAACATATTAGGTGGAGCCAATGTAAATGCTACCACACACACAGGTACCACAGTCAGTGTTACTGGCAATGTAACAAGTGGAAATATCATAACCAGCGGATCTGGTGGGTCAATATCGGGTACAGGTAATATCACAGCTGGTAATTTACTAACAGGCGGACTTGTTAGTGCAACTGGCAACATCACTGGATCACAATTTAATGGATCTGGTGCCGGCCTCACAAGTATACCAGGTGCTAATGTAACTGGGACAGTGCCGTTGGCCACTTCAGCCACCACAGCAGGAACTGTGACCACCGCGGCGCAAGGTAACATCACCAGTGTTGGTACCCTGACCAGCTTGGCTGTTACTGGCAATATTACTGGCGGCAATTTAAGCGTGACTGGTATTGCTGGTACACTATCCACAGCAGCACAAACCAGTATTACTTCAGTGGGCACGTTGACCAGTTTGGCGGTTACTGGCAACATTACTAGTGGCAACCTAAGTGGCACCAGCATAGTGGGCACACTGACCACAGCAGCACAGACCAACATTACTTCAGTTGGCACACTGACCAGCTTGGCGGTTACTGGCAACATTACTAGTGGCAACCTAAGTGGCACCAGCATTGTGGGCACACTGACCACAGCAGCACAGACCAATATTACCTCAGTGGGTACCCTGACCAGCTTGGCTGTGACAGGTAATATTACCAGTGGTAACCTAAGTGGCACCAGCATTGTGGGCACATTGACCACAGCAGCACAAACCAACATTACTAGTGTTGGCACATTGACCAGCTTGACCGTCTCTGGCAATTTGGCAGCACCGACCGCGGCTCAAAATACCAACACAACACAAGCAGCAACCACAGCATTTGTGCTTGGACAAGCCAGCTCAACCACTCCGGGTGCAGTTGGCAACGCCGCAGTGGGAACAGGCACAACTTTTGCTAGAGCAGATCACACTCACTCGGGTGTTACAAGCATTACCACTAGCTCAGGATTAAGCACAAACACTGCTGCTACCGGTGCAGTTTCTATAACCAACGCTGGTGTACTGAGCTTGGCCAACGGTGGAGGCATAACTGCCAGCGTATCAACTGGGGCAGTTACACTAGGATCAACAGCTACAAATGCAAATACGGCAAGTGCTATAGTTGCACGTGACGCAAGTGGAAATTTCAGCGCCGGTACTATTACTGCAACATTAAGTGGATCAGCAACAAGTGCAACCACCGCCGGTACTGTGACCACAGCAGCACAGGGCAACATTACCAGTGTGGGTACATTGACTGGATTGACCATCAACAATGCAACCACAGCCATCACCAATGCTGCCACAACCGGTACTGGTAATATTGGTGCCAGCGGCGCTGTGTTTAATACTGTATTTGCCAAAGCAACATCGGCACAATATGCTGACTTGGCCGAGCTGTATGCAGCTGATGCCTACTACACACCCGGAACGGTGCTTGAGTTTGGTGGTACAGAAGAAATCACCGTATGCAGTACGGACATGAGCACTAGGATAATTGGTGTGGTATCCACACACCCAGCACACCTGATGAACAGTGATTTGTCAGCTGATCATGCCACCGCTGTGGCACTGATCGGTCGTGTGCCGTGCAGTGTGGTGGGAACAGTACGACGCGGAGACATGATGGTCAGTGCCGGTAATGGTGCTGCTAGATCAGAATCCAATCCAGTACCAGGATCCATGATTGGTAAAGCTGTTCAGGATCACAACGGTGACGCAGGAACAATTGAAATATTGATTGGAAGATTGTAACAGTTATTTCGCAGGTTGAAAACTGCGTTCAACTGCTTCAATTTTTTGTTGCACAGCTTCAAGATTCACTGTGCTCCACAAGCCCGGATGCATGGGTTTGGGCCAGTGTCCGCCATCCAGCCATGCATAGCCCAAGTGTTCGTGATTTAGCACAGGCACAAATTCTCGATCAACAATGCACACCCAGGTGTGATATTCAAATGCATTGTCTGCGGATGTGAACTTCTCCAACGGGATCAATCGTAGATAGTCGGGCATGCTGCCCAGTTCTTCCATGCATTCACGTTCCATGCCACCCAGCAGCGTTTCACCGGTCTCGACCTTGCCGCCAGGCAGACCCCATGCACCGGGATGCTTGGCATCAGATCTCATTAGGTATAAGTATCTTCCGGTGGCATGACACCGGAACCAAACTCCCACTGCTTTCAAAGTACCAGACTCCATGCACCACCGGGATAGATACCTTGATAACTCTTGATCCATTGTTGTCCGTCCCACTTGTATTGAATGCTGGTTGTGATATTGGTAATATATTGCACTTCTGTGACAGCAGCTGAATTGAATACCACATGCCAATAGTTATTGCTGTATTCGATGATGTCGTTGGCCCCGGCAACCAGGCCACGACCGTTTGCGCCCAACCATCCCTCAGCAGGGTAGTCATTGTCACGATTACCAGTTGCTTCGGTCAGCAGATATCTTACACCTTGGAAATTTGAATCATCTGTAGCCGGAGCGTAGGTCAATGGATTGATAATAGCATCAATTGGAGCCAGAGTATTGCCGGGCACAGTGTCAATATCCACGTCAAGCAGTAAGAATCGGTCATCATTGGGATCCAGCGACACAGTTGCTATCACTTCGGTTTCATCTGGCTGTATCAGTCTCACTTGACTGATACCCGGACGTAGAGTACCATACACTCCAATTACCGCGGGCCATAACAGATTGCTGTCAGACACGATGGTTGTGGGGGTCAATGAATCATTTGCTGGTTCTTCTGCTGTGGCTTGCTGTTGCAAACATTGCAGTTTGTTATTGATCAACACCACAGCCCAGTTGTACGGAGTGATAACTTGTCTAGTGCCCAACAGCAGATCACTTTGATTGACTGCATTGTTTAGATCGCCTTGTGCATCGTACATGCTGGCGATCACACGCTCAACCACACCCAGTTTCTTGACCTTGGCCGGCGAGCTGATCCAGATTGGCAGGCCAAATTTTAATGTGGCTATGTCAATGGGATTTTCTGTGCCTTGCGGAATTGTTCTTGACGTCCATACACAATCATCCAACTCTACTACACTGAGACTGGTCCAATCAAGATAGTTGTCGGTGCTCTGTATCTCTAAACTGGGATTGAACAAGGTCAAGATCTGTTCCAACAGTTGGAATTTCTGATTGGTGTTGCTGGTCCAGATGTCTAGTGTAATACCCAATCTATACGGCACAGGCATCAGACGTTCGATAGTGAATGCATTGCCCTGTGTGGTTTCGTAAGTGTCTGTGGCACTGTCATAGGTGCGCTGGCGCACACTCACAGTGTTCACATGATAAGGTTCCTGCATCCTGGGGCGATCATAAGTGAGTGCTGACACATAAAAAGTCATCAGCGGAGTGCTGGGCATGCTGCCTGCGGAATTTTCCTGTAGGATAGTCTGTGCATTTCTACTGGCATCACCATAGCGCACAGGCACCCGCAGCAGTGCAGCTTGTTCTCCATCACGTCCGTACTCAACCTGGAAGTTGGATACTATCCTGGTAAATTGCAGCAAGAACCTGCGTATCTGAGCGTCGTAAAAAAATTGTTGCATGTGTTAGCTGGACTTTTGTCCTGGTCGTGTTTTTGGAAATGGATTTGGTGGTAAATTACCACTCTGATCACCGTTGTCTGCTTGGGGTTTGAGTATCTCACTGAGACTCTGGCGACTGGGTATGTTGCCCATGTCTGTGGTAGCTACTGTGTATGTATTGTTGACAAAGGTGCTGCGTAAAGTATCGTTGGTCACACCATTGTTGAGATTGGTACGAACACTATCTTCAATCTTGATCCAGCGTCGGCCATCGTAACGGAACAATCTATTGGGTTGATAATCTAGTCTCAATGCAAAATCTCCCTGTACTGGATTAAGAGGAAAGCTCACTCCAGGTGTGACAGGTAATCCATTGGGCGCAACACCTTGCCCGGTGAGATAGCCCACTGTGTAACCAGGTCCTTTGGGAGTGACGTCCATGCCACTTTGTGTGCCATCAACTGTGTTATTGCCACCAGCAGTCAATGTGGTTGGATTGCCTGGTCGTGAATTCTCTGTAGGTAGCACATAGAATTTGGTCACATCATATCCACTCAACGGCACTTCAACATCGGCCTGCGTGAGGATGGCATTGTTGATCTGCGTGTCCTTGACTCTGGTACCTTGACTGTCAGATATGGTGGGCGGAGTGTATGGTTGCCAATATGCAGTGTTGGCAATATCAGTGCCAGCTGGTGTATTGACCTGGGCCTGATAATAAGAATCACCATAGTTCACGATGCTGCCTGTGGGATAGAAATTGCCGTTGTCCCAGATCTGTTGGCTCACAAATGGTCGATTGGTAATGGTGTTGAATTCTTGTGCATCTGTGAGTGGTGTGGCTTTGACTCGCCACAGGTGTGGCAACCAGGTCACACTGAATCCTTCGCTGGCATAGGCTGCATCTTGGATGACATAGTACTTGCTAAATGCAGTAGGCAAGTTTGCATTCAACGGATGAAAATCTTTGAGATTGGGCACTTCCAGCACATCACCATTCATCAACTTGCGTCCGAATGCATCAATCATGTCATTGTAATGAAATGTGATGAACAGGGTATCGTTGTTTAGGAACAGGCCAAACTGTGTAAGATCAAAGTCAATATCTTGGGTATTGTACACACCGCGCATGGTGTACACATCCGGATCATATTGTCTATCACGGTTTTCCAACAGCAACAGATCCTGTATGTTCAAGGGGCTTTGAGTTTCATAAACTGGTTGAGTGGCATCTGCATTGCCCGAAAATGCCGAATCGGCGCCTCCGGTTTCGGGACCTAGGTATTTGTGGCAGTAAAGATCCAGGCCGCCCACTGTGTACATTTCTGAAATTGTACGGTCCAGGAATTGATAATCCCGGGTTCGATTGGGGCGGAACATGGAAAGTTTAGGCATAGTGTGTTATTTATGGGCAGGTTGACCGTAAATTCTGTTTCAGTTATAATACCCACATGAAAGTCATCAAGTTAGATCGCAGATACAACCCGCACAAAGAAGCCGGGTATGAATCCGGCCTACGGTTTGCGGGCTGGTGGGATTATAAAGACAAAATCTCCCAGATTGAATCAATCTGTCAAGACCGCTTGGGCACCAGCTGGTTGGTCCGTGACTCTGATTGGGTCTCATATTTTGGAAAACGGGGACGCAACGTAGAGACACCCTACTACATCATGTTCCGACGAGAATCAGACATGACATTTGTGCTGTTGTGCGCGGACTTGACCAAAAAAGCCTGATGTGCTATAATTACATCATAAACACTAGCAAAGGAA